AAAACGCTAAGAGACCTTTCTTACATGTTAGATATAGAGCTTCAGAAACTGAAGACAGAAGATATAAGACTTGGATTACTGGTTCTGCCGGTGGTGCTGCAACGTCTGATATCGATAACATGCAAGTAAACTTCTTGTCTGAGAGAGCTGTATGTACTTTAGGTGCAAACAACTTCTTCTTATTTCAAGACTAGTAATTAAATATTAGGGGCGTAGCAATGCGCCCCTTTTTTAAAATCAAATTAAATTAAATCAAATGAAAAAAGAAAATACTACCCCAGAAGTAGTTGAGAAAACTGAGATGAAACCAGTGGCTCAACCAAAACCAAAAAAACAATCACCTAAATTTGTTGACAAATCTTATAAGCTTAAAAGAGAGGTTGCACCTTTATCTTTAATCTTAGCCTCAAGGCACACTAATAGGTTTCCATTATTGCATTTTGATGATGAGACAGGGACTAACAGACCTTTAAGATATGCGAGAAATCAGAACAGTCCGTTTCAAGACGAGCAAGATGATAACGCTATTATAGAGCCAGTAATATTTGAAGATGGATTTTTGTTTGTTCCAAAAAATAATCAAGTACTGCAAAAGTTTTTACACTATCACCCAGGCAATGGAAGGATATTTGTTGAGGTTAACAAGGCTAAAGAAGCTGCTGTTATTGTAGAGGATTTAAACTTAGAAGTAGATGCTCTTATTGAAGCTAGACAGCTTGATGTTGCTCAAGTAGAGAACGTTGCTAGAGTTTTATTTCAACAAGATGTTACTAAAGTAACNACNGCNGANCTTAGACGTGATATATTAATATTTGCTAAACAAAACCCAGGNGGTTTTATGCAATTATTAAACGACCCTATGTTAAAGCTTAATGCTACAGTGCAGGATTTTTTAGATAAAAGCTTAATTCAATTACGAAATAGNAAAAAGGAAGTGTGGTTTAATACTCCGTCTAATAAAAAGAAAATGTGTAATATACCATTCGGAGAAGACCCTATGTATATTATGACATCTTACTTTCAAAGTGATGATGGATTAGAGGTATTTAAACACTTAAAAGCATTAGCTAAAAATGCGTAACTTTACAACTTGTTTAACCCATTAAAAACTTTTTATAAAATGGAAAAATTTATCAAAATTACAAACGCTCCTATTACTAATGCACTTATTAGTGTTAACGGAATAAAGTCAATAGGTACTGCAACTGCAACTGCAACAACTGTTGTTATTAAGTATGCAGACGGAACAGCAACTACAGTAACAACTGCAGCACAAGTTGGTCATGATGTTTACACAACTATACTAAATGCCACTGAAGGTGCTTTAGTTACAAGTTGGACAAACCCTATGTATTCTGTAGCTTTACCTAAAGCTGTAACAAGTATTGTAAATGCTTAACTAGTTTAAGTATTGTACTAAATTAAGAAGAAGCACCCAAATCAGGGTGCTTTTTTATTTTATGTATCTTTGTAAAAAGATTTTCAAATGATAAATTCAGTAAGAAATACTGTGCTTGCAATTATCAACAAGAATAACTATGGATATATATCTCCAGGTGATTTTAATTTATTTGCAAAACAAGCTCAGTTAGATATTTTTGACGAATATTTTATAAGATACAATCAGCAAATTAATGAAGAGAACGCAAGAGTTTCAGGAACAGGATATGCTGATATTAAAAAAGGGTATGAAGAAGTTATAGATATGTTTTCAATAACTGCGTTTCTTACACAAAAAACTCAAAACGTTTATTTTTTACCTTCTCAATCCACAACAGGTTCTGATTATTATTTACTTAATAAAGTTCTTTGTTTTTCTGGAGGAACATTAAAAGGTGAGGCAGAAAAAGTCTCGCACAGTAAAATTACTATGTTAAACAGTTCGCTTTTAACTTCTCCATCAACAACATTTCCAGCTTATGTTCAAGAAGCCAGTGAGCTAACCGTATTTCCAAATACATTTAGTAATGTAAACGACATACAGGCTCAATATATAAGATACCCTTTAGACCCAAAATGGACGTATGTTACATTGTATGGAGGTGAACCTTTGTTTGACCAAACGCAAAGTGATTATCAAGACTTTGAATTACCTATTGATGACTCTAATAATTTAGTGGCTAAAATATTACAATACGCTGGTATATCAATTAGAGAATCTGATGTGTTTCAATTTGGACAATTAGAAGACCAACAACAAAATCAAACTAATTTATAATTATGGCATATATAAATCAAAGAAAATATTATACTAATGATGGTGTTAATCCAACGGATGAAAATTGGGGCTCGTATCAATATGTGAGCTTAGAAGATGTCGTTAAGAACTTTCAATTAATGTATGCTGGGAATCATGGTTTAGTAAACAATGTTAATAGGTTTAAAATTTTATTTCACGCAAAACGAGGAATACAGGAATTAAACTATGACGCTTTTAAAGAAATTAAAAATTTAGAGCTTACTGTTTATGATGACTTAAGATTTGTTTTACCTTCAGATTATGTCAATTGGGTTAAGCTTTATTTATTTCAAGGAAATACTTTAAGAGAGCTTACTGAGAATATACAAGTACAATCTGCGGTTTCTTTTATTCAATCTTCTTCATCTACTTTTACATACGATGCAAACAATAGCGCAACTATAGTAAGTTCAACTTTAGATGCCGCTAGAAAAGATGGTTCTTTAAATAGTATTTATTTGAATCAAAACAATGAAGCTGATGAGAACGGTAATTGTGTTGATTGTGAGGGCGACATATACAATTCTCGTATTGGAGCTAGATATGGTTTAAACACGGAAACAGCTAATATAAACCCAACGTTTACAATTGATAAAAAAGCTGGTGTTATTAATTTTGATTCAACCATGGCTAATAGACAATGTGTTTTACAATATATATCTGATGGAATGGAAAATGGTGATGATTCTAAAATGAGTGTAAATAAATTATTTGAAGATTATATTTATGCTTATATACAGTATGCTTTATTAAATAGTAAATTTGGAGTTCAAGAGTATATAGTTAACAGGGTTAGAAAAAACAAACAAGCTTTGTTAAGAAATGCTAAAATCAGATTAAGTAACATTCACCCAAGTAGATTAATGATGAATATGAGAGGTGAAGATAAGTGGATAAAGTAAAATGGCAAACATTCAAAGAAATTTTATAGCGGGCCGAATGAACAAAAGCCTTGACGAAAGGCTTGTCCCTAATGGAGAGTATATAAATGCTGTAAATGTAAGGCTTGGTTCTACAGAAGATTCTGAGATTGGAGCTGTTGAAAATTCTAAAGGTAATTTGCCGCTAACAACCCTTCAGTATATTGATGGCACAGCATTAAGTTCGCAAGCTAGATGTATTGGTGCTTTTGAAGATGGAGCTAATTTAGCATTGTACTGGTTTGTTCATGACCCAGCATTTACACAAGGAGCAACTGGTAAACTAGATTTAATTGTTTCTTTTGATGTTGAAACCGGACAACTTATTTATCATGTAATAAGTATAAATGACGGCAACGGTATTAATACAACATTAAATTTTAATCCAAATTTTCTAATTACAGGTGTAGATAAAATTGATAATCTTTTATTTTTTACAGATAACACAAACCCTCCTAGAGTAGTTAATATTAATCAAAACTACGGTGACCCTTTGTTGGGAGTAAATGTGGATGTGTTTAACCAAGATGATATATTGGTAATTAAGAAACCTCCAACAAGCTCTCCTAAAATCGTGCCTTATTATGTTGCAAGTATAACTGATGCATATTTAGAAGATAAGTTTTTATGTTTTGCTTACAGATATAAGTATGCTAACAATGAGTTTTCTGCTATATCACAATTTACTGAGCCAGCATTTAGTCCGGGTAATTTTGACTTTACTACTAATAGTTATCTGAATGAAGGTATGGTAAATCAAAATAACGCTGTATCTATTACTTATAATACAGGTAGTTCAAGTGTTACAGATATTCAATTATTATTTAAAGAAGCAGATAATTCATCTATAAAGGTTATTAAAACTTTAAATAAAAGAAAAGATTTAGGAAACTTAAATAACACTGACTTACAGTATGAGTTTACTAATCGAGAAATATTTACTGTATTACCAAGTTCAGAAATTTTAAGATTGTATGACAATGTTCCTCAAATAGCTAAAGCTCAAACGTTGATGGGTAACAGATTGATGTATGGTAATTATTTTGAAGGATATGATTTAAAAACATCTGACGGCACTTCTCTTGCTTTAAATTTTACAGCTAGTTATAAATCACAATTAATATCAGTTATAACTACTGAAGCTCACACAAGTGCTGGTCAGTTTACGTACACACCCACATCTTCAAGTTCAACTATTTCTGATTCAATTTTAAATATTGATTTAAGTCCATTAGTGCAAGGAGAATCTAAATTAAAAAAAGGAACACGTTTAAATTTTAATTTTGGTATTACATTTATAGAGTTTAAAAAAATAGGTAGTGTTGCTGTTGACCCAACGCCTACGACAGCTGTATTTGACATGTCGTGGTCTTATACTTTAATTGAAGATTATGCAAATGTATATAATTTTGTTACAAGTACAGATTTTCAAGAAAAGATAGGAACTGATGGGGTAAACGGAACAATACAAACTGTTGCTAATGCTCAAGCTGGTCTTGGAAATACTTTAACAGATGTTTTTAACAGAACAATACCTGAAAATTTAGATTCTACTTATAGCTTGCAGCAAACAGGAAGAACTTCGGGAACGGCTGTATTGCCTAATGCAGGAGAGTCTATAGCAGCAACAATAAACGGAACATCATCAACTCTTTTAAACATACAAAATTTAGCTGGACTTTACGGAGACAATGTTTCACAGTCAGGGTATGCTTATTGGAGAATTGTCAATGAGAGTGCTACATTTAATGACACTGGAAATGCTGAGAGTTTACATAGTAATAGAGGTTACGAAGTTGGAATTGTTTACATGGATGACTTTAATCGTGCATCTACAGCTTTAGTTAGTACTGCTCAAGAAGGTGCTTCAATTAACATACCATGCAGCCAGTCTACTAGTAAAAACTTTATACAAGTAGAAATACCTCAAAATTCTCCTGCGCCTGCTTGGGCAACAAAATATAAGTTTGTTATAAAGCCTACAAAAGATACTTATGAAACTATATATAGTAATATAGCTTATAGAGATACTGTTTCTAGTTCAAGTTATTTTTTATTAGATGGTGAAAATGCTACTAAAGTAGAGGCGGGTGATACATTGATTGTAAAGGCTGACAATACTGGACCAACAACTAGATGTATTAGAGCAACCGTATTAGAAAAAGAAGCTCAAGCAAGCGGATTTATTACAATTTTTGATGCTGCAGGAACTGCAGTAGATGTTATAGGAGGGGTGTACATGAAAATAAACGCTTCTAATTTTTCATCTATACAAGACCCTAATGCTGTAATTGCTGTTGACCCAATTAAAAAAACGTGTACTACTAGTGGTGATATACCTACAATAGCATTCCCGTTTTTTACTACAGTAAATAGAAGCGCTCCTTTAACTTCAACTTATGACGTATACGATGTGCCTGTAGGAAGTAGAATTGTAATGAGGATTGAAACAAGAAGAAACGGAACGGGCTCAAGTAATGCTGGGGGAAGACAAAATTACACCTTAGAGCAAACGCTTACTGCATCAACCAATTACACCAATATGGCTAATTGGTTTATTGGCGATAACGTTGCTAGCACTTTAAATAGTGGAATTAAAAATCCAGGTGAAAAGATAGTTATTAATAATACTTTTGTAGGCCCTCAAGTAACCAATAGCGCCCCACCTTTTACAA